CCGAGCACGACGGCGCCCCCGCCCCGGTCCGGGCCGCGCTGTCCGGCGTTCAGGTCCGCGAGGCGGGCGACGGCGGGGGCCTGCTGGAGTTCGTCGGCCGGGCCTCGGTGTACGAGCAGGCGTACGAGATGTGGGACATGTTCGGCCCGTACACCGAGATCGTCACCGAGGGCGCCGGCTCCGACTCGCTCGCTCGCGCCGACCTCGACGTCCCTCTCGTTCTCGGGCACGACCAGCTGAGGCGGATGGCCCGCACCACCACCGGGACCTTGTTCCTCACCGAGTCCGCCGACGGCCTGGACGTGCGTGCGCCCGCCCTGGACCCGTCCGACTACGACGTGGCGTACATCGCGCCGAAGCTTCGCGCGGGCCTGGTGGACGAGATGTCGTTCGCGTTCCGCATCGAGTCGGGGCAGTGGAGCCCGGACTACACCGAGTACCGGATCAACCGGTACGACATCCACCGCGGCGACGTCGCGATCGTCGGGTACGGCGCCAACCCCTACACGGGTGCGGCCATGCGCCAGCCCGCCGCCACGCCGGCGAACAGCCGGGCCCGCGCGCTGCTCGAACTGAGCATCGCCAGAGCCTGACCCCTGATCTTCCCGCCGACCGGCGGGAGTACATGCCCTGCGCTCGCGCGCACGAGTCCGCCCGGCGCCATGCCTCGGGCGGCCGTCTGACTTGGACAAGGGGCGCCTGATGACGACACCGAAAGGACGGCTGAGATGACTCTCGCCGAACTGATCGCCCAGGCGCGCACCGCGCTGGACACGGCGATCAGCGCCCGCCGCCAGGAGCAGGACGCCCTCATGGCGCTGCGCTCCGAGGAGAACCTGACCGAGGAGCAGGTGGCCGCGCAGGTCTCCCGCCGCGACGCCGCCGACGCCGAGGTCACCCGCCGCCAGGAGGCCCTCGACGGCCTGGAGGCGGAGCAGGCCCGCGAGGACGAGGTGGCGGCGCTCCAGGCCCGCACGGTCCCGGCCTCCAACCGGGCCCCGGCCTACGACCGGGTGCACCGCGTCGGCCAGGAGGAGCGGACCTACCGGCCCGACACGGACCGGCGCGGAGCCAGCTTCGAGCGGGACGTGGCCGCCGCGTTTCTCAACGACTACGACGCCCAGGCCCGCCTCGCCCGGCACATGCAGGAGGAGCGCGTCGAGCGCGGCGACCAGCTCCGGGCGCCGGGCCAGACCGAGCAGCGCGCGGTCGGCACGGGCGCGTTCACGGGCCTCGTCGTGCCGCAGTACCTGACCGACATGTACGCCCCGGCCGCCGCCGCGATGCGCCCGTTCGCGGACGTCTGCCGCCCGCACGACCTGCCCGCGCAGGGCATGACGGTCAACCTGTCCCGCATCACCACGACGACGTCCGTCGACAACCAGTCCGCAGAGAACGCGAACGTCGCCGAGCAGGACATCGACGACACCCTGCTGACGATCCCCGTGCAGACGGCGGCCGGTCAGCAGACCATGTCGCGGCAGTCCATCGAGCGCGGCGCCGGAACCGAGGCCATCGTCCTGGACGACCTCTTCCGGCGCTACCACACCAACCTCGACGGCAAGCTCCTCAACCAGGCCGCCAACGGTCTGACCAACGTGGCCACCACCGTCGCCTACACCGACGGCACCCCGACCGCGACCGAGTTGTACCCGAAGGTCATCGAGGGCCTGGCCGGCGTCGAGGGCGCGATGCTCGACATGGCGTCCGGAGACAACATCGCGGTCATGCACTCCCGCCGCTGGTACTGGATGCAGAACGCGCTCAGCTCCACGTACCCGCTGATCACCCAGCCGGGCATCGTCGCCCAGACTCTCGGCGCGAACTACGCCACCGCCTACGGGCGCGGTGTGCGCGGTGTGCTGCCCAACGGGACGCCGGTCATCGTCGACAACAACATCGCGACCAACCTCGGCGTGGGCACCAACGAGGACGAGATCTACCTCGGTGACCGCAACGAGTTCCACCTGTGGGAGGACCCGGACGCCCCGATGTACATCAGGGCTGAGCAGACCAAGGTCGCGAGCCTCGGCGTCCTGCTCGTGGTCTACGGCTACTACGCCTACACCCACGCCCGGTACGCGCACTCCCGGAAGATCGCCGGTACGGGCCTGGTCGCCCCGGCGTTCACCGGCGTCTGATCTCTGTTCCGGGCGGGACTGTCACGGCTCCGGTGGTCCCGCCCGGTTCATCCTTCGATCTCCCTGGAGGGGAACCATGAACGAACCGCAGACCCGGGACCCGATGGTCGCCGCCCTGCTGCGCGAGCGCGCGGGCTACGTCGGCCGCAAGGGCAAGGAGGATCGCGTCGCCGCAGTCGACGAGCAGCTGGAGCTGCGCGGCTACTCGCCCGACGGCGAGCAGGTCGCCGCAGACCCGGACGCCGAAGCGAACGCCGAGTCGCGCAGTACGCCGCCGAAGGGCCGCCAGACGCGCGGCACCGACAAGGCATGACGTGGCCAACGAGTACGTCACCCTGGAGGAACTGAAAGGGCAGTTTCCCATCGAGGCTGGCGACGACAGCCGAGACGCCGCACTGAACCGGGCGCGTGCGTCGGCCTCGCGGGGCATCGATCGCGTCACCGGGCGCCGCTTCTGGCTCGATGCGGACCCGGTGCAGCGGGTGTTCAACACGCGTGGCCGGATCGTCCGGGAGGTCGACGGGGACCTGTTCCTCGTCGACGACATCGGCAGCGCCACGGGGCTCGTCGTCGAGGCAGGCTCGGGTACGTCGTGGACAGTCGTCACCGGCTACGAGACCAGCCCGGACAACGCCCTCGCCGACGGTCGGCCGATCACCGGCCTGCTGCGGGTGCTCGGCTCCTGGGGTACTGCCACGACCCGCCTGCGGGTGACTGCCCGGTTCGGCTGGCCGTCCGTTCCGGACGACATCCGCGAGGCGGCCCTGATCCAGGCCGCCCGCCTCTACAAGCGCAAGGACTCCCCCGAGGGCATCATCGGCTCCGCCGAGTGGGGTCTGCGCAACCTCAGCCGCCGGGACCCGGACGTCTGGAACTTGATCGAGCCGTACATCATCCCCGGGTTCTGAAGGAGTCCCCATGCAGATCTCTGCTGTGCGCGAGGCGCTCGCCGAGGCAGCTCGCGCGGTTGTCCTGCCGGACGGTGTCCCCAAGCTCACCTGTTCCGGCTACGTGCCGGATGCGGCGAACGCCCCGCATTTCTTCGTCGCCGAGTGGGAGCAGGATTTCGACAAGGCCATGGGGAGAGGGCTGGACGAAGTCGTCTTCACTACCCGCGTGCTTGTTGCTCGCGGGGATGACCAGTCGTCACAGCGCCTTCTGGACTCGATGCTGTCGGGCTCCGGCCCCGCCTCCCTCAAGGCCGCGATCGAGGCCGCGCGCGGAGGGCCCGGCGAGTACGCGCTCGGCGGTCTCGCGCACGACCTGCATGTCACACGGGTGCAGGGCTACCGCTGGTACGAGCACGCCGGGTCCACGTACGTCGGCGCCGAGCTGATGATCAAGGTCATCGGAGAGGGGTCCTGATGCTGATCCGCATGCTGGTCCAGATGCCCGAGGGCGCCGCCCGCAACGGCCAGCCCTGGCCCGCCGAAGGCGAGACTGCCGAGCTGCCGACGGCGGAGGCCGCGCACCTCATCGCCTCCGGGATCGCCGAGGAAACCGAAGGCGACGTCCGGGTGCCCGCCGAGCAGCGCGCCCGCCGCCGCAAGCCGACCGACCCGGAGGGAGAAGCGACGTGAGCAAGACGATCCTGGTGAACGTCCGCTGTTTTGCGGGCGGCGTCGACCTCACCAGCGCCTCCAACAAGATCGAGCTGAGCAGCGAGGTCGAGGACAAGGACGCAACCAACTACGCCTCGCAGGGCTGGAAGGAACTCCTCGGCGGCCTCGGTTCCGCCGAGCTGTCCGGCGAGGGCCAGTGGGAGGCGGGCGACCCATCCAAGGTCGACGACACGTCCTGGGCCCACGTGGGCACGGTCGTCCCTTGGTCGGTCAGCGCCAACAACGGCGCGGCCGTCGGGGATCTGGCGTACTTCATGACGGCGCTGCGCTCGGACTACAAGCTGTTCGACGCGGTCGGCGAGGTCGCCCCCTGGTCCGGCACCGGGAAGTCCTCGTCGCCCCTGGTGCGGGGGCAGTTCGCCCACCCGCCCGGCCTCGCCCGTACCGCGACCGGCACGGGAACCGGCCTCCAGCTCGGAGCCGTCCCCGCCGGCCGCCGCCTCCACGCCGCACTCCACGTTCTCTCGGCGGCCGGGACCACCCCGTCCCTCACCGTCCGCGTCGAGTCGTCCGTCGACAACACGTTCTCCGCGCCGACCACCCGCCTCACGTTCAACGCGGCAACGGTCGTAGGCGGTCAGATCCTGCGTACCGACGGGAGTGCGATCACGGATACGTGGTGGCGGCTCGCGTGGACGATCACCGGCACCACGCCGTCGTTCCTGTTCGTCGGCACCCTCGGCATCGGCCGCTAGGCCGCTCCTCCCCACCCTCCGCCCGGCCCGCTCCAGGGCCGTCCTCACGCCCTGGAAAGGGGCTCCGCCATGCCCAAGATGGTCCTGCTCGCCCAGTACCTCAGCATCAACGGCACCGTCCTGAACACCTTCACCAAGAAGGCCGAACTGTCGGTCGAGGTCGAGGACAAAGACATCACCAACTACGCCTCGCAGGGCTGGAAGGAACTCCTCGGCGGCCTCAAGTCCGCAGAGCTGGCATGCGAGTTCCTCCAGGACTTCGCCGTCACGCAGCTCGACGCCACGATGTGGCCCCTGCTGGGCACGGTCGTCCCCTTCGAAGTGAGGGCCGACCAGGGCGCCGTCAGCACCACCAACCCGAAGTACACCGGGAACATCCTCATCAAGGGCTGGAACCCGATCGAGGGCAGCGTCGGGGACGAAGCCACGGTCGGCGTCTCGTTCCCCACGTCCGGGGCCGTGACGAGGGCGACGACCTGATGGCCGGCGGAGGTCCGCCGTTCAGCCTCGGCGTCGAGACACACGAGGGTTTGGCCGCGCTCACCCGCGCGATCCGCGCCGAGGAGGACGGCAAGGAACTCCGCAAGGAGCTGGCCCGCAACATGCGGGAGGCACTGAAGCCGGCCGCCGCTGAGGCGAAGTCGTCGGTCATGTCGATCGCGTCGGCGGGCCTGCCCGCCGCCCCCGCGCTGCGGTCGTCCGTCGCGAAGAAGATCAGGCCCGAGGTGAAGCTGGGCGGACGCTGGTCCGGGGCCAGGGTGAAGGCGTTCAAGACCAAGAACGTCAGGGGCTTCCCCAACGCCCCCAAGCGGCTCAACCGCGCGGGCGGCTGGCGGCACCCGGTGTACGGCAACCGCGAGGTCTGGGTGCAGCAGCACGGCAAGACCGACTGGTTCGACCGGTCGTTCGAGGGCCGCGCAGGTCAGTACAGGGCGGCCGTCGAGGCCGCGATGGAGAACATGGCCCACCGCATCGCCGCGCGGGCCGGATAGGAGTCACGGATGTTCCTGGTCTACAAGCCCGAGGGGCAGGCCGAGCCGAGCCGCTGGAAGTACGACCCCCGAAAGATCATGTCGGTGGAGCGGGAGTGGGTCGAGCGGCGCTGTGAGCGCAACTGGTCGGAGTTCACGAAGGACGTCCTCCAGGGCAACAGCCTCTGCCGGCGTGCGCTGCTGTTCGTGTTCCTCAAGCGCGAGCACCCCACGGTGAAGTGGGACGACGTGGATTTCGCGTGGGACGAGCTGGAGCTGGAGTACAGCAAGGGCGAGCTGATCCAGATCCGGGCGTCCGTCTCCGAGTCGGCGACCGGTGAGGAGCGCGCGTCGGTCCTCGCCAAGCTCGACGAGGAGATCGAGGCGGCGTACGACGACCCGGCGGACGAGGGAAAAGCCCAGCTGCCCGTCGCAGGCTGACGCGGCTGGGGGATGCCGCGCACCTGCTCGGGATGCGCCCGCGTGACTGGGACACGTGCACGGTCGAGGAGACCGACCTGCTCCTGGACTGGCTCGACGCCTACCAGGCGGCGCAGGAGAAGGCCGCTGAAGAACTGAAGAGATAGGGGCCGACGCCCCCGCCCGGAGAAGGGGGTGGCGTCGGTGTCGGACACATCGCTGGTGTTCAACCTCGTCGCGAGGGACCGTACAGCGCAGGGCCTGTCGAGCGCGCGGGAGCGGTTCGACGCGGCGGCCACCGCGATCGGCGCCACTGCGGGTGTCGCGCTCGGCGCGAGCCTGATGCAGAGCCTGAGCATCGACCAGGCCAACAGCAAGCTCGCCGCCCAGCTCGGCCTCACCCAGGCCGAGTCGGAGCGCATCGGGTCGGTCGCGGGAAACCTGTACGCGAACGCGTACGGCGACTCGATGGAGCACGTCAACACGGCCGTCGGGTCGGTCATGTCCTCCATCAAGGGCATGTCGAACGCCTCCAGCGCCGACCTGGAGGGCGTCACCCAGAAGGCGCTGAACTTCGCGAGCACCTTCGACGTCGAGGTCGACCGGGCGGTGCAGTCGGTCGGCACACTCATCAACTCCGGCCTCGCGTCGAACGCGACGCAGGCGTTCGACCTGATCACCGCCGCCTCGCAGAAGGTGCCCGCGTCCCTGCGCGAGGACTTCCTGACCGCCTCGGACGAGTACTCCCAGTTCTTCCGCACCCTCGGCTACGACGGGCAGACCGCGTTCTCGGTCCTGGTCGAGGCGTCCGCGAAGGGGACGTTCGGGATCGACAAGGCCGGGGACGCGATCAAGGAGTTCACGCTCCTGTCGACGGACATGTCGGCGAAGTCGCAGGCCGCGTACAAGACGATCGGGCTGGACGCGCACGCGATGGCGAACGCCATCCTCGCGGGCGGCACCTCGGCGCAGGGCGCCACACAGAAGATCATCGACGGCCTCCTCGGCATCAAGGACCCCGCGACCCAGGCGAACACCGCCATCGCGCTGTTCGGTACGCCGCTGGAGGACATGAACGTCCAGGACATCCCCGCCTTCCTCCAGTCCCTGAAGGGCGCGGGCGGGGCGATGGACGGCTTCGCGGGGGCGTCGAAGCGGTCCGGTGACGCGCTGCGGGACAACGCGGGCACGGCGCTGGAGGAGTTCAAGCGCAAGGCCATGAGCCAGCTCACCGAGGTGACGGGCGGGTTCGTGCAGTTCGCGATGAAAAACCAAGGCGTCTTCGAACCGCTCGCCTACACCCTGGCAGGGCTCGCTGGGACGGTCCTGCTCGTCAAGGCTGCGATGGTCACCTGGTCGGCCGGGGCCGCCGTGGTGTCTGCCGCTTCGTGGCTGATGGAGACGGCGGCGATGCGTAACATCGCGGCCTGGGTGCGGATGAACGCGGTCGGCCTCGGCACGTATGCGCGGATCGCGGCCGGGGCGGTGGTGTCCGGGGTGACGACCGCCGCCGCGTGGACCGGGTCGGCGCTCGTCTCCATCGGCACCTGGATCATGGCCATGCTCCGGGCCGGTGCGACGGCGGCCGTTCAGTTCACGATGATGGCCGCGCGGGCGGTCATCTGGGCCACGGTGATGGCCGCGCAGTGGCTGATCGCGATGGGCCCCATCGGCTGGATCACCGCCGCCGTGATCGCGATCGTGGCGCTGGTCATCGCGAACTGGGACACGATCAAGAAGGCCACCCTGGCGGCCTGGTCGTGGATCGTCGGCAAGCTCGTGTGGGCCAAGGACTTCATGGTCCGGGCGTTCATGAACTGGACGCTCATCGGGCTGATCATCAAGCACTGGGACGGCATCAAGTCGGCGACCGTGACGCGGGCGATGTCGCTGGTGGCGTGGGTGCGCGGGCTACCCGGCCGGATCAGCGGCGCCCTCGGCAACCTCGGCTCCCTGCTGGTGTCCAAGGGGAAGGCGGTCGTCCAGGGCCTGTGGTCCGGGATCAGCTCGATGGGTGGCTGGATCTCGTCGAAGATCCTCGGCTGGGCGAAGCGAGTGATCCCCGGGCCGGTCGCGAAAGCTCTCGGCATCGCATCGCCGTCGAAGGTGACGACGGCTCAGGGCCGGTGGATCGCGCGCGGCCTGGTCGACGGTCTCACCGGCTCGGCGAAGCAGGTCAGCGCGGCGTCCACCAAGTTGGCGGACATCGTCCGTGACGCCCTCGCACCGGGGAAGAAGAGGTCGAAGGCGCTCTCCACCGTGAACGCCGGCACGTCCCAGCTCGCGCGCCTCGCGACCCAGGAAGCCTCCCTCGCGACCCGGTTGAAGACGGCGTCGACGCGGCTGGCGGACCTGATCAAGGAGCGCGACAAGCTCGCCGCCGACGTCCGCAAGGGCGTGCTGGACGCGGCGAACATCACCCAGAACAGCGAGGGCGGGGTGACCACCGCCGACACCATCCTCACCGGCCTCCAGAACAAGCTCGCCGCCGCAGCGTCGTTCGCCGCGAACCTGTCCAAGCTGCGGGCGAAGGGCGTCCGCTCGGACCTGATCGCGCAGATCGCACAGGCCGGAGTCGAGGGCGGCACCGCCACAGCCGCCGCGCTCGCCATGGCGGACAAGGGCACGATCGCCCAGATCAACTCGACCCAGGGGCAACTCGTCAACGCGGCGACGTCCGCCGGGGCCGTGGCCGGGGACGCCATGTACGGGGCGGGGATCGACGCCGCCAACGGCCTGATCAAGGGCCTGAAGGCCCAGCAGAAGGCGATCGACGCCCAGATGCTCGCCATCGCCAAGAGCATGTCGGCCTCGATCAAGAAGGCGCTCGGAATCAGGTCGCCGTCGACACGCATGGCCGACGAGGTCGGCCAGTTCGTCCCGCCCGGCGTGGTGGCCGGCATGCAGCGGACCCAGCCACAACTGGACGCCGCGATGCGCCAAATGGTGAAGCCCGACCTCGCCGCCCCGCAACGGCCGCTGACCGCACCGGGGATGGCACCGGTCCTGGGCGCGGGCGCGGCGGGCGGCACCACCCTCGTCGTCATCGACGTACGCGGCGCCGACGAGGACCTCAAGCGCCTGTTCCGCAAGCTCGTCAGGGTCGACGGGCGCGGCTCCGCGCAGACCCTGCTCGGCGGCCGAGGCTGAGAAAGGAGACACGGTGGCGTTCCCCCAGGACGTGCTGGACGTACGGATCGATCTGCTGGTGGGCGGGGTGTGGCAGGACGTCACCGCCGACGTCTACACCCGCAACCCGATGACGATCACGCGCGGGCGCCCCGACGAGGGCGCCCGCACCGACCCCGGCAAACTGTCCCTGACCTTCAACAACGGCCGCTCCACGGTCAACCCGGCGATCACCGGCCGCTACTCCGACGGCAACCCGAACTCCGACCTGTACGGGAAGATCGGCCGCAACACCCCCGTCCGCGTCCACGTGCCCGCCGCCACCGCGCACCTGGCGCTCGACGGCGACCCGTCCGGCTACCTCGGCACCCCGCACGCCGCCGCCCTCAACATCACGGGCGACCTCGACGTCAGGGTCGAGTTCGACGCCGACATGACCGACACCGCCCGCAACCAGGTCCTCATCGGTAAGTGGTCGTCGACCACCACCGAGCGGGCCTGGTCCATCCGCTACTACCTGGGGTCCATCGAGCTCAGCTGGCGCGACGCCGGCGGCGCGAGTGCCGGCTCGTTCATCAGCGCGGGCCTGTACGGGGGCGGCGCGCTGCGTGTCACGCTGGATGTCGACGACGGCGCCGGCGGCTGCGTCATCCGCTTCTACCAGGCCACCACCCTTGATGGCCCGTGGACCCAGATCGCGGTCAACACCGCGACGGTCACCACCAGCATCCAGTCGACGTCCTCCAGCGACCTGCGGATCGGCGTCAGCGACCCCACCACCACCCCGCCCCGGGTACCGGTCACCGGGACCGTGACCCGCGCCCAGGTGAGGGCCGGGATCGACGGGACCCTCGTCGCCGACCTCGACGTCCGCGGCCTCGCCGACGGCGCGACCGGCGTCACCGACAGCGTCGGCCGCGTGTGGACCGCCAACGGCACCGCCCGCATCCGCAAGCGGGCGGACCGGATCATCGGCGAGATCTCCTCCTGGCCGCCCCGCTGGGACGTGAGCGGCAAGGATCGGTGGGTGTCCGTCGAGGCCGCCGGCGTCCTGCGCCGCTACGGCCGCCCCGGCTCCCCCCTCGACTCCACCCTCCGCCGCCGGATCCCGAGCGGGAACCCGCTCGCGTACTGGCCGATGGAGGAGGGCGCCCTCGCGACGCAGGCGTACAGCCCGATCCCCGGCGTCAGCCCCATGCGCGTGACGGGGCTGACGTTCGCGTCCGCCGACACCCTCCCGGGCTCGTCGGCCCTGCCGGTCCTCGGACAGTCAGCCACCCTCCAGGCCACCGTGCCCTCCAGCAGCGCGACCGGCTGGCACGTCGAGATGGTGTACAAGCTGGACACGCTGCCCGCCAGCCTCCAGCAGATCGCCCGCGTCCGCGTCACCGGCGCCGGCATGGCCGCCGCCGTCGTCCTCGCCTCCTCCAGCGGCATCCGCATCGAGATCCGCGACGTGGACGACGCGCCGATCATCGGGTTCACCTTCGCCACCGCCGAAGCCATCGCGGCGTTCGCCGGAGTCTGGAACCGCCTCCAGATCTACACCTCGGTCAACGGGGGCACGACGCTGGTCCACGCGGCGTGGCGCAACATCCTGACCAACTCCTACTGGGTCGCCCAGACCTCCTACACCGGCACCCCCGGCCGCCCCGCCCAGATCATCGGGAGCTGGGGCAGCGCCTACCAGGGCATGGCGATCGGGCACCTCGCCGTATGGACCGGGGTCGCCGCCAGCCTCGCCTCCCCCTTCCGCGCCGCGATCACCACCTACGAGTCCGCCGACGACGGATTCATCGGTGAACCCGCAGGCAGGCGCATGGTGCGCCTGGCGGGCGAGGAGAACATCCCGCTCAGCGTGCGGGGGATCGTCGCCGAGCAGGAGGAGATGGGCGCCCAGCGCACACTCCAGATGCTGGAGGTGCTGGAACAGGCGGCCGACACCGACGGCGGCATCCTCATGGAGCACCGGGGACGTCTCGCGCTGCGCTACCGGGGCCGGGGAACCCTGTACAACCAGGCCCCGGCCGTCACCTTGCGCTACAGCACGGGCCGGGAGATCGCGCCGCCGCTGGAGCCGCTGACCGACGACGCGGACACGACCAACGACGTCACCGTTCAGCGCATCGACGGGAGCTCGGCGCGCGTCGTCCAGGAGACCGGGCCCCTGTCGGTCACGGCGATCGGCCGCTACGACACCAGCGTCCAGCTCTCCATGGCGACCGACGACCAGGCCGCGCCGATCGCGGGCTGGCGCCTGTACCTCGGCACGCAGGACGCACCGCGCTACCCGGTCGTGCACGTCGACCTGGCTGCCGCACCGCACCTCATCCCCGCGGTGCTGGGCCTCGACCAGGGCGACGTCATCCGCCTGACCGGCCTGCCCGCCGACCTCCCGCCCGGCGACGTCGACCTCATCGTGCAGGGCTACACCGAGACCTTCGACCAGTACGCGTGGGACATCTACTTCACGTGCGCGCCGGCGACGCCCTGGTCGTCGGTCGGCGCGCTGGCGATCGACGAGAACTTCGAGGACACCAGCTTCGAGGTCACGATCGCGGGCGGCGGCACGCTGCCCTGGGTCCGCACGAACGCGCAGGCCCACACGGGGAGCTGGAGTCTCAGGTCCGGCGCGATCACCCACAACCAGACCTCGGACGCCGTCGTGACCGTCCCGCCGGGGATGACGGAGATGCGCGTCTGGTACTGGACGTCGTCCGAGACGGCGGGCGCCGGGTTCCTCGGCGACCGGCTGATCGTGCTGGTCGACGGGGTGCAGGTCCTCATCGCGCAGGGCACCACCCCGTGGACCCAGGCGATCATCCCCGTCACCGGCAAGAGCGTCGTTACCTTCCGCTACGCCAAGGACAACAGCACGTCCGCCGGATCGGACATGGTCGCTATCGACAACCTCAGCTTCACCGGGCCGCCGTGCCGCATCGACACCGACGGCAGCACCCTCGCCGCCGGCGTCACCGCGACCGCGACCGCCCTGTCCGTCGCCGGACCTCTGTGGATCACTTCCGCCGTCTACCCGCAGGAGTTCCCGCTCGATGTCCGCCTCGGCGGCGAGGTCGTGCGGGTCACCGCCATCAGCGGCGCTTCCAGCCCCCAGACGTGGACGGTCGTCCGCAACGTCAACGGCATCGTCAAGGCGCAGGCAGCGAGCACGGATGTGCGTCTGGCCGCTCCCGCGTACGTCGCCCTGTAGGAGGCACCCATGCCCTGGCTCCCCGGGATGCGGATCACCGCCGACCGCATCAACGTCTACTCCGCCCAGTCCGAGGACCCCACCCTCGGCCGCACCACCGCCTCCACCACTTACACCGACACCTCGGGCGGGGCCTTCTCCTGCGCGGTGGTCGTGCCGATGTCCGGGGTGGTGATGGTGTCGGTGCGGGCGACCGGGCGGAACTCGTCCACCACCAACACCATCACGAGCTGGCAGGGCGTGGGCAGTGCTTCCGGGACGGTCTACTCGCCGAACGACTCCGCCGCGCTGATCTGGTCCGGGAACAACGTCACCAACCTGAGCCTCTCCCTGCGCTACCGGCTGTCCGGGCTCGTCCCCGGCGAAACCCTCACCGTCACCACCAAGCACCGCGTCAGCGGCGCCTCGACCGCGACGTTCGACCACCGGTCCATCCAGCTTGAAGGCGCCCCCGCCTGACCCCGTAGGCCCTGGCCTGAGCCACTGCCTGCGTAGGTCGCTGCCCCACGCAGATCCACGGCCCCACGCCTGATGCCTGACAGAGGGACGGCCTGTCCCCCTGTACATCCCCGCTCCGCCCCCGCGCCCGCCGGGGCTTCTCGATGCCTGGAGGCACGATGAAACTCGTCACCCGCGCCGCTCTCGGCTGGGGGCCCTCGGCCGCCCCGATCCAGACGTCCACCGAGGGCGTCAAGGTCCACTACCTCGGCCAAGACGTCGACCGCGCGCTCGCCGCCGACCACGCCAAGTGCATCACCCTATGGAAGGCCATCCGGGCCAGCCACCTCGCGAACCCCCGCGAGCACTACAGCGACATCGCGTACAACCACGGAGCCTGCCCCCACGGACATCTCCTGGAGGGGCGGGGCATCGGCCGCCGTACCGGCGCCAACGGCAACCAGCCGCTGAACAAGGCGCACTACGCCGTCGTCGGCCTGGTCGGCAACAAGGGCCTCACCGAGCCCACCGACCTCATGCTCAGCGCGATACGCGACGGCATCGAACTCCACCGCCAGCACGGCGCTGGAGACGAGATCCTCGGCCACCGCGACGGCTACAACACCGACTGCCCCGGCGGCCCCCTCTACGCCTGGGTACGGAAAGGGGCGCCTCGCCCCGGTGCGCCGACCGGCCCCACGCCGCCGGTCGTCGACCTGTCCCGGCTCGTGGCCGCCGCCCGAACCGACCCCCCGAAGAACGGGACACCGGTGTCGTACACCGGTGTCCGCATCGTCGAGGACGCCCTCGTAAAGGAAGGGCTCCTCGCCCGTTCCCTCGCCGACGGGCACTTCGGCACCGCCACCGTCACCGCCTACGCCGCATGGCAGCGCTCCCCGGCAGGCGGCGGCTTCACGGGCGGCGACGCCGACGGCATCCCCGGCATGACCTCCCTGAAGCTCCTCGCCGCCCGGCACGGCTTCACCGTCACCCCCTGAGAGGAACGATTCACCGTGAAGATCTCCAGCATCGCGAAGTCCATCGTCGGCGGTCTGGCCGCCGGTTCCGCCGCAGCGGCCACGGCCGTACAGGACGGCGTCCTCGACACCGGGGAGGGCGTGACGATCGTCCTCGCCGTCCTCGCCGCCTGGGGGATCACCTGGGCCGTGCCCAACAAGCCGTCCGCGGAGACCCGATGACGACCCCCGACCCCGGTGTGTACGTCAGCTCGGCCGAGATGTACCGGGAGTTGAGAGCCCTGGGGGACGGCGTGACCCGGGTCGAGACGAAACTCGACCACATCGGCCAGGGACTCACAGAGCTCGGGAAGGACGTGGCGGATCACGAGACCCGGATTCGTGCGCTGGAGCGGGCGCGCTGGCCGCTGCCAACGATCGGCGCCCTCGCGGGTGTGGCCGGCGCGGCGACCGGGGTGGTCTCGCTGCTCGCGCGATGATCGCGGCCTCCACTGCCTTCGGGCGGTGGGGGCCGCTTTCGCGTGTTCAGGCGGGTCAGCCGGTGGCCAGTCTGACCAGTGGTGGACTCCGCTTCCAGGAGCGAACCGGTTTGCATCCGTCAGACCGACGGGTGCAAAGGGTCCGGACTGGTCGGGACCCTTTGCAAGGTCCCGGCGGGACCCGGCAAATGCTTGTCCCCGGTTTGAGAGGGACAGGCTGTCCCTCTCAAGCTCCGCGACCGGGCGCGGAGAACCGCAGGGATATCCCCACGGTTGCGAGGGCTTCGGACAGAGCGAAACCCTTCAGCTCGCCGTGGGCGGCGTCCCGTACACCGCCACCCACCGGTCGCCACGCATCACGATGTCCGCTGTCTCAACCGCCCGCCCCGACGCCTGGTCGTAGTAGGTCCGCTCGATCGCCAGCACCGGCCCCGGCGGCGTCATCCCGAGCGCCTGCGCTTCCTGCCGGGTCGCGGTACGGGCGCGGACCTTCTCCACGGGGTCGCCGACCTCGATGGAGATGACCCGCATCCGGGCGGCGACGCCGACACCGGCGTACGGGCCGACCTCGGGCAGCGCGATCAACGACGTGCCCGTGAGGTCGAGGGGTTCCCACGACTCAGCGAGCTGCACGGGCTGGTCGTCGGCGAGGTACACGTACGAGGTGTGCATCACCGCAGCCCCCGGCTCGATGCCCAGACGGACGGCGACGGTGTCCGTGGCGGCAGCGGTGGCGGATTCGTGCCGCCACGTCCCCACCGCGCCCTGCTCGGCGACGCCCTCGGCGAAGGGGGAGTCCTCGGAGCGACGGCGGTGTCCGGGGACGAGGAGGTCGGGGGTATCGGTGGAGCGGACGTAGTGGCCGGCCCCGTGCCGGGAGACGACCAGGCCCTCGTCGACGAGGAGTTTGTACGCCGCCGTCGCGATGCTGTTGCTGCCGCCGTACTGGGCGGAGATCTCGGCGACGGAGGGGAGGCGGGCGCCCGGTTCCAGTTCGCCGGATTCGATGCGGGCTCGGAGGTCGTCAGCGACTTGCAGGTACCGGGGCGTATCGGCCGTCACCGTCCGCCTCCCTTCTCTGTGACTTGCGTGACACAGTAGCCACCCTCTCGCTACTCTCGTACGAGAGTCATTCTCTCGCATGAGAGCGGGGTTTCGCTGTGCCGATCAGCCTGCGCGTAGCCGCCTTGCGCACCGCCCTGGAGCGCGCCGCCGATCAGCCCGCGCGCCTGCTCTCCACCCCGCACGGCATACGCGTGTACGTCACCGCCCCCACAGACCAGGCCGCCTGGGAGCGCACCATCACCGCCCTCAACTCGGCGGACGGCTGGGGCAGCACGGACTCATCCGGCCGGACCGAGGTCTGGGCGCAGATCAACGACGAGGTGATGAAGTGACCAGCCGAACCCGGCCGCAGATCTACGGCTACTGCTCCTGGCACAAGGCGTACGCCTACGGCGTGCGGGTCATCCACATCGCACGGCGAGGGCAGAGCGCCTTCGTCCTGTACGCGTGCGGCGGCTGCCGCGACCTGTACGGCCTCATCCCGCAGGCGGACCGGCCGTGACCCGCGAACTCCCCGACGCCGCCAGCCTGCCCCGTGACCGCTACTCGGGCTGGGCCTGCGTCTGGTGCGGCTGGCGGTTCCCCCTCCACGTCATGGCCGTTCCCGCCGGACGCGCCAAGGGCCGGATAGGCCCGTGCGACCTGAGCACCGAAGTGTTCCAGTGCCCACCAGGCTTCGGCTGCGCCCAGACCACCGAACCCGAAGGAGACCACCAGTGACGTCCGTCCAGATCCCGTCAGAGCCGTTCGGCCCCCAGAAGCCTCAACCTGTCCCCAACCCCAACCCGGACTGTGCCCGGTGCGGCGACCTCGCCGAGGAACGCGCCCAGGCCGCGCGGGACCGTGACCTGTCGCGGGTGACCGACTGCAACGTCCTCATCCTCCGCCACCCCGACCATCACGACACCCCCTGATCCCCGCGCTCCACCGTGACGGCGGCGGCGCCGGACGGTAGAGCGCGGACCCCGCCCGCCCCGCCCCCGTGCAGCCCCGAGGGCGGGCGGGACCCTGCGGCCCCGGCCAGTTTCCCCACTGGCCGGGGCCGCTCCACGTCCGCCTTCGAATCGAAGGCGCGCACAGCGAGCGCGAGAAAGGGTCACATAACCGCAGGTCAGAGCCACTTCCATGGAGGGTCGGAAGCGCCCCTGCGCACGATTCTCACAGTGGTGTCTTAGCCGCATATTGGGGTTCCCGGTCCCCGTGCCGCCGCTGACGAGGAACGACAGCCGCGCCCGCAGCAGTGCCCTCAGCACCCGGTCCCCGCCCGGCGGCACGGTCCCGGCGGCCACCAGCTCGTCCAGCGTGAACGCCTTGGGCCGTACGACCCTCAGCGACAGGCACGTGCACCCCACGGCCACGGGCGGCAGCACCGCGTGCAGCCGGGTCCCGTCGGGCAGCCGCGCGTCCACCCAGGGCCGGGCATCGTCGAGCCGCCGCCCCGCGACAGCGGCGAGCCGCTGAGCAAGCCGCCGGACAGCAGCGGCGTCGGAGAACGCGACCCCGGTCAGCTCCAGCCCGCCGCCCCGGTCCACCCAGACCCGGTCATGCGCGGACACCAGCACATCGGTCACCGACGCGTCCCCCAGCAACGGCTCCAGCGGCCCACTCCCCACCAGCTCCGACCGCAACCGATCCGCCGCCCCGAGCACCTCGGCGTCCCCCAGCACCCGCCCCTGCTCCCGCAGGGCCTGAGCCACCCGAGCAGGCGTCGGCTCACCCCCACTGACGGCCAGCCACTGCCGCACCCCGTCCAACAACTCGACACTCATGAACCTCTCCCTCCTACGAACCGACCTGTCTTCACCTCACCGCCCCCTGAACCCCCCGATCGCCCCCACC